GGGTGCGCCGAGCCGTGCTTAATCCCGATGGCGTCCAGGATCTCTTGGTGGCCCGTGCCGGGGCTGTCCAGGAAAACGGCAAACTTCCGCTCAGCCGTTGGCCCCTCGCCAAAGCGGTGCTGGAAAGACCGGCCGGAACTTTCTTGGAATTTGACGACTGCCATCATGCACCTGCGCCGATGATTTCGACCGGATACGACCCAAGCTCCACTAGCTTCTTTTTGATTTCCTCAAGCTTGGCGAGCTGCTCCCGACGCTGTTCAATCGCCGGATCTTCCCTGCCGGTCGCCAGCCCAAGCACCTGGCCGATGCCCTCGCTGGTGCGGATGTCCGCAGCCTTCAGCGGCTGCTGCGACACCTTCGCAAGCTCCGCAATCCGCTCCGACTCAATCTCGGCGTAGCGCTCTGCATACTGCTCATTGAGTTTGCTGATCTTCTCGGCAGTCTTGAGTGCGTCCTCAAACCCTTCTCGTATGGCGTCCGCAGCTATCTCAAACGTCTTCGGGTCGATGACGTTTGCTTGCAGATCCGTCTCTAGGTTGCGGAGCTGTTCCTGTGCTGCGCGGAACGCCTCTGGGGCAAGCTCGAAATTATCGAAACTGAACGTATCACCGAGCCTGTCCCGTACGTCCTCGATGGCGTTCTGGACGTCGTTGTCGGAGAACCCAAAAGAAACGACCTGCTCGGCGGCGGCTTGTGCTTGGTCGAGAATCTGCAGCCGCTTGATGGCGGCTGTCTCGGCTGCCTTGTCGCCACGAGCGCGGGCCTCGACGATGGCTGTCTCTGTCTCGTCAATCTGCCGCAAGATGGTAAGCAGATCTTCCGCAGCCTTGGTGGCCGGGTCTTCGCCGCCAAGCCTCTGCGATGCAATAAACGAATCGGCACGGCGGCGGTCTGCTTCTACTTGGGCGTCAGCAGCCCTACGGGCGGCGTCAATCTTTTCGTCGGCTGCCTTCTGGGCAGCGTCCGCCGCAGCCTTCTGGGCACTCGCCTCTTGTTCAAGCGCACCGAGCGTGGACTCAAACGCCTGCCCCGCCAGTTCTGCGGCCCGCCTGCCTTCTTCCGCCGACAGCGTGCCATCCGCCTGCAGCTGGGCTATCTGCTCGAGTGCCTGCTGGTAGGTAAGCGCCGCCTGGAAACCAGCCTCGCCAAACTCCGCAGCCTTGGTAGCGGCGTTGCCGATTTCCTTGGCGAACTGCGTTGCCGCCAGGTTGGGCTGGGACAGATCTAGCTCTGCCACGATTGGCGTTTCGACGTCGTTCTTGATTCCCAGGAACTCCTCGGCAATCGTCAGCAGTCGCCCAACGGTCCCGCCTATTGCATCGGAGATAGTCTCGAATGTTGCGGAGACGCTGCCAAAGGCAGAGGTGATGACCTGCCCTATCTGCTCGATGGATCCCTGGATGCCAAAGAACTCGGCCCACGCCCCCAAGACGTCTCCGATGTAATCGGTCATCAGCGAGAACGCCGTGCCGATGATGTTGCTAATACGCGAGATGTTGTCGCCCAGCGCCTCAACGGTCGCCGTCACTGCGTTCAACGGCGAAAAGGATGCCACCAACTCGGACGCGCTTGCTGCAGAGTCAACAAGGTATCTGACAACGTCCACGAAGGCATCATTGAACGATTCGCCCACAAGCCCAAACGCTTGGGCCAGGTCGCCAATCGGAGCCACGATTGTTCCGATGCTGCGGCCGATTCCGCCGATGACAACGCCAACCGTTTCAAACGCAGCGCCAAGGCCAGCCAGCACCGGCTGGAGAACGTCGCCAATCGGGCCGACGATGGCGTTGACGCCACCAAGGAACTCCGCCGAGCCCTTGGCGATTCCCTCGCCCAGCCCGGTAAACGGCAGAATCAAAAGCTCCCCCATGCGAGAGCTGGCCACGCCGAGCGCGTCGATGCCTGCACCAAAGTCGTCAATTCGTTCTCTGTCCACCTGCGACAGAGCGCCGCCCAGCCGCTCAATGTCCGTGGCAGCTGGCCCGATGTTCTTAAAGAACGGAATGAGGTCTGCGCCAGCGTTGCCGAAAAGCGCAGTAGCAGCCGCAGTCCGCTTCGCCGGATCTTCAATCGCTGACAGGCGCTCGCCGATTAGCCGGTATTGCTCCTCTGGGCCAAGCTGCTGCAGAGCTTCGGCCTCCACACCAATCTCTGCCAGCGCCTTCTGGGCAGCCTTGCTTTCCTCGTCCACGCCCAGGACGCTCTTTTGCAATCTGCCGAAAGCGGCACTCACCGAGTCGATGCTTGTGCCGCTTCGGTTGGCAGCTTCTTCCAGCGTCTGGATGAACTCAAACGATACGCCCAGCTTGTCGGCAATGCCGCCAAGGTTCTCCACCCGGTCTTCCAGGTCGAGCAGCCCGCGTGCCACCGCTGTAGCACCAGCACCGAAAGCGGCCACAGCTGCCAGCCCGACGGTGAACGGGTTCACGAGCCCAGCCACCGACGTCCCAATGCTGGCAAGGCCGCCTGACAGCCCAGCCCCGCCACTAAAGATCCTGCCAAGCCCTTCGCCCGCTGAAGCAAGGCCGGACAGCCTGCCAGCCACGTTGCCAATCGGGCCGGGGAGCGCCGACAGGACGCCCGACAGCTCGTTGAATTGCAGGGTTCCACCGTCGCCCGCATCCGCCACCGCGCCATCCAAGCGGGCGGCAGCCACCGTTGCCTTAGCAAACTCTGCGGACGACTTGGCTACGGCGGCGTTGTAGGTCTCTTGGGAGATGCGACCTGCGGCCAGGTGGTCGGTGAGTTCCTGCACCTCGGCGTCGTATCTCTGCTGCGCCGTCAGGTTGTCCTGCGTGATCTTTGCGGCACGGGAAAAGGCTGCTGCGGAATCCTGCGCACCCGCAACCAGCGACTGCAGCTCGGTGGCGTACTGCTCAGCCGAAATTTGGCCGGTCTTGAAGGCGCTGTTGAGGAACGCCAGATCTGTCGCAACCTGCTGTTGCGCAGTGGCAGCCGCACCGCTAGACGAAGCAAACGAGTCAAACAGCCTAGAGGCTTGGGCTGCCTGCTTGCCAAGGTTCTGCAGCTGGCGGTCTGCCTGTGACAGCCCCTTGGTCATGCCGCTGGCATTTGCAGAGAACTGCACGCCAAGGCCGATCACGGTTGCCATCAGTCACCTGCCAAGTCTTGCGCCAGCTTTTCGAGTGCTGCCTGTATGTCCAACTCGTGCTGGGGTGCTTTCACAACCGGCACGAAATCTTCAACCTTCGGCGTTCGCCCACGCGGGCAGTAGGGCGCAAGCGCCGCACTCGCCACGATTCCAGTCTGCCGCCACGCATCTGGTAGCGGGTGGAAATGCCGGTGGATTGCGATCCACTCCGACAGCTCCCTGCTATCCATTTGTTGGCAGAGTTGCCTCACAGTCATTCCGAGATGTGCCGCCAGACGAAACAGGAACACCCTCGTCGGGCGGATTGTCAGTTTTTTGCCAGCTCCTCTACGTCTTTATCTGTCAGTGCGTTGTGCTGCATCGCCTTAGCCCAGACACGCGACATCACCTTGGCAGACTTCTTTGCAAATTGCTCTACCTCTGCGTCAGAAAAAAGCCGCTGCCCTTTAGAGTCGCACAGGCACTTTGCCAAAAACTTTGTGCGGAAGTTCTCGTAGCCCTTGCCCTTGTGCAGGTTCCAATCGTTCTCGTATGCGTCCCGCTCGCCGCAGGTCATCACTCGGATGAACACCGTGCCGCCCCACTCTGGCACCTTCACCTCAAGCATCCCGAGATCGTCAGCCGCAAGAATCTGTTCTTTCGTAAGTGACATGGCGTTAGTCCAAGAGTTCAAAGGTGACGCTATACCGGGTCACATCGTTGGTCGCCGCGATGGCAGACGTACCTGTACATACTGCCCGCGCCGTCAAGCTAATCCCGCCGCCGCTCACGGACAGAGTGCCGTAGGAGCCGTCGCCAATGTCGCCGCCAAGCGTCTCTATGGTGACGCTGCCGCCGACGCTGCTGCCGCTGCGCAGAATGGCACGTCCCTTATTCACAGTGACATTGGTCACCTGCGAAAAGGGATTGCCTTCAAAAGCGACTGAACAGCCCTGGGAGTAAGTAGCCACGGAGCCTCCGTAGCAACTACACCCGAGCCACGCGGAACGTGGCCTGGCCCTTGGTAACGTCGTTGGTGGTCAGCGTGATGCTCGAGGAGCTGACCGTGGCACCGGCCGTGAGTGACAGTCCGCCGCTAATCGTCAGCGTCCCAGTGGAGCCGTCGGTGATTGGAGCCGTGCCCAGGTACTCAATCGAAACCTCTCGGCCCGTCTCGGTAGCAGAGCCGGTCAGGGGGCGGGCCATGGTGGCAACAGGCTGACCGGCAGCAATCCCCAGGTGCGAGACGTCGATGGTGTCATTGCCGCCAACGTCCGTCATCGAGTAGGTGATGGAGGTCACCGTGTATCCGGTGCCGCCGAAAGTGAGCGTCGTGCCCTGACCGTGGGATGCCATGCTATTCCTCCACCCAGAAAATGTCGTACGTTTGGCGAACTAGGTACAGCGAGGTCTCAGCGCCCTCTATGTCAACCAAGTCGTCTGACTCGTCTTCAAGAGTGACCTGCCGGACGCTTGTATTCTCAAGACTTCCGGCGTACCCATCCAGAACGCGGCGGCACTTGTCCGCCAAATCCCGAGCGGATTCGTACGTGGTGGCGTACACCAAAAGCTCCATCGAAACTCGCGGCATACCCGCAGGCCCGCCAAGCGTCGGGGTCCGCAGGATGCGAGCGCGCCGCCAAATGATGAGCGGAAACTGAATGGGGGACGGGCCGACGTAGCGGAGCGGGTATATACGGCCGCCAATGAGCGATTGCACATCGGCGTTGGCCACCAGTGCGTTCCGCAGGACTGCTTCGGGGCTTTTCAGTGACATCACAGCGTTCCCTGTAGGGCCTTGGTCTGGTCGCTCAACTCCTTGGCGGCCTTCTCAAAAGCTGCGGTCAGCTCTTGAACCATCAGCGATTCCACGCGGGACCGTGTCTGCTCCCACGCTGAACGCACTGGCGGACGACCATACGAGCCGCCGACCGGCATCTTGCCCGTAGACACCTGCAGCCCAGCCTTGGTCTTGCGGAAGCGGGGCTTGGTTCCGAACTCCACAAGCCCTTGGTGATAGCCGAGCTTCTTGTTGTCGAATGGCTCGTCCATCTTGCGGCCCGACTGATACCCAAGGATCGCCAAGCCAACTCCGGTGCGCGGGTATCGCTTGGACTTGACGGCGATGGACCGGCGCAGATTGCCAGTGGGGCCGCGCGGCGTGTTGGCCTTGAGCGCCTGCAACGTCCCGCCATTGAGTGCCGCACGACGCAGGGCAGCCGCCATGTGCTTGGCCGCCAAGTTCTTTGG